TCATTCTCGCGCAGAAGGACTTACGCCGCGCCTTGTCCTTTTCGGTCTTGGGATGCGGCGCAGGTGGCTTCAGGTTCATGCCCGCAGCCTTGGCAGACGCACGGCCCTTGGCATTCAGCCCGCCAGCGGGGTTCTTGCCCTCCTTGCGCGTCCATGCCGGAGACTTAGCCACTGAGCGCACCCAGCAGGACGCAGCACAAGCCACCCACAGCCCCGCCTAGGGCGGTTGCAGCGAAGTCCTTAACGTCGGGCGTGCCATGGCCGCGCTTGTCCCAGACCTCCTTACCTGCGCCCAGAAGGGCAGCGGTGCAGATGGCAAACCACAGGCCAAGCGGGTACAGCGTGGCAGCCATCGCCCAGCCCCACCAAAAATGGCTCTGCTTGTCTATCGGGAACTTCACAGCGGCTCCTGAACCATCAGCAGCCCCAGCCGCGCAAACGCCACAAACGGCTCCTGCGCGGTCACATCAGCGGTGGCGTACACGGCATTCACCTGCGCCTGCGTGACGGTCAGCCCACCAGCGATGCACATCTGGTAGCACAGCACCGGGTCGCCCGGCGTACTGCCTGTCTGCACCCAGTCGCCGTTCTCGTCCTGCTCCCACATCTGCTCCGGCACAAGCGCCGCAAACTCCGGCGAGATGAGGCCGGTGCTGACGTAGTGCGTAGCAGGTGCGTTGCCCGTCGCAGACAAGCCCGTCAGCCACATATTCTGCCCAGCGGTGGGCGAGAGGGTGGCGGCGATGTCACGCGCCAGCGGGGTGGTGGCGGCGGTGCAAATTAGTGTGCGAAAAGCCCAATCGGTCACAGCGTCACCCCCATTTTTCCAGCCATCCAATTTTTCAGGCTAGTCTTCTGGTCAGCGGTGAGTACCGTGTTAGTGATGACTACGCCGTAGTTTTTTGCCGGACTGAAAAGACCAGCAGGGCGTACTTTGCCAACAAAGATATTTGCGCTGGTTCCAAACAAATTAGTGTTTGCTGCTGTAGTTTCAGTTCCGCCGTTTACCTGATGAGTCATTAAAGAAGTTTCAAACTGAGATAGTGCAAACTTTGACCCATTTACAATAATGTCTGGCGTATCTATAGGGCCTCCATTTCTGTCATTAGTATCAGTTGCAGACGCCGCCATATCTCTCAGTACATGATATTGAGAATCAGATTGCGGAACCGAAACAATTCCATAGCCGCCAGATATAGTTGTATCGTTGTTTGCGCCCGCCGTAATCGTCAGCGGATACGCGCTCTGCACATACGCAGCGCCGAGGAAATCGTCAACGCCGTCGAACGCAAGATAAGGAGCGAAGCCCGCCGTGGCGTAGTCGGTAGCAGCGGCGATGCGCTGGTAGGTTCCGGCGGAGGAGCCGGTGCGGAGGTCGGCGCCCCACATATAAATGCTGTTGCCGGAAG